CGAGCATAGCAGGCATAATCGCTCTATGCGGCAAGCCCCTCTATATGTCGCCGTATGCGAAACTGATGCTGCACGCCGTAAGCGGCGGTACATGGGGCAACGCCTCAGCCCTGCGCCAGACAGCAAGCATGATGGAGACGCTACAGGGCGACCTGGCACGCATGATAGCCCACCGTTGCGGTATGGAGGCAAAGGATGTGACCGCCCGCTACTTTGACGAGAAGGACCACTGGATAAGCGCAGATGAAGCGGTGAGTATGAAACTGGCAGACGGACTGTACGACATGGGCGAGAAGCCCGAAACGGAGCCGAAGACTGCCGGTGAGGTATATCAGTATTTCAACAACCGGCTGCAGACGCAGCCACAAAACCAGAATAAAGACATGGCACTATTAGAAGAACTGAAGAAAATGCCCACGTTCAAAGATGTGAACAGCGAGGCAGAGCTGCTGATGAAAGCCCAGCAGTTGGAGAACCAAGCAACCAAGGCAGAAGCCCTGGAGAAAGCCAACAAGGCGTACAAGGAGAAAGCCGAGGCAGCCGAAGCAGCCGAGGTGGAGGCTATCGTAAACAAGGCTGTGAGCGACGGCAAGATAGGCAAGGAGCAGGTGGCGACCTTCAAGGCTCTGATGAAGAGCGACCGTGCAAACACCGAGTCGCTACTGAAGGGCATGAAAGCCCAGAAGCCCCAGATGCGTGCAGCAGCTTATATCGACGAGCACCCCACCGGCAGCAGCTTTGCCGACAAGAGCTGGGACGAGCTGGACAGATGCGGTCTGCTTGCTGTGCTGAAGAACTCAGACCCGGGACTGTTTGCAGCGAAGTATAAGGAACGCTTCGGTGTGGACTATAACAACTAACGGAATAATAACGAAAGAAAAAGGAGAAAAAAGAAATGGCATTGAACAAACAAATCTGGCTGAACACTATTGTCGAGAACTTCTACCCCGACAACTCGTTTGCCTCGAAGAGTATCGACGACTCTACCTTTGTGAGCTACAAGACGGTACACATCCCGAATGCGGGCACCCCGTCGGGTGTGGAAATAAACCGCACAAAGAAGCCCGCGAGCGTGAACCAACGCACGGACAACGAGCTGACCTACGACATGGACGAGCTGACCACGAACCCCATCTACATTCCGAACATCGACACTGTGGAGCTGAGCTACGACAAGCGTAACAGTGTGCTGAGCAACGACCGCCAGCAGCTACAGAAGGTGGCAGCACAGAACCTGCTGTATCGCTGGGCGAAGGGTGCGAACACACTTAGCACCAGCGGTGCGGCGCGCGAGGCGCATACTTCGGAAACCGCGACCGGCAACCGCAAGAAGTTTACGAAAGCGGTAGTGATGGCGGCGATGGTTAAGATGAACGTGGACGACGTGCCGTCAGAGGACCGCTATATGCTGCTTGACGCAGTGCAGTATGCAGATCTTTTGGACGACCTGACAGACAAGGAACTCTCGGCATTCCAGGCATTGGCAAATGTGAGCAAGGGCGTGATGGGACAGCTCTATGGCTTCAGCATCATGCAGCGTTCGAAGGTTCTGCGAGTGAAGGCAGACGGTTCGACCGTTATCAGATGGGAAGATGAGGGCGAGGCGACAGAACTTGCCGCAAGCCTTGCCTGGCAGCAGCAGTGCGTAAGCCGCGCTCTCGGCGAGGTGAAGATGTACTCGAATGAGAACGATCCGCAATACTACGGTGACATCTACTCGTTCCTGGTGCGTGTTGGCGGCAGTCCGCGCCGCTATGACAAGAAGGGTGTGTACCTTATCACTGAGGGTGCTGTAGCGTAGAGAAGGAAAGGAGAATAGCTTATGCAACTACCGAGAGTGAAGATACAATTTCTGACGGGGCAGCTGGGCACCGTGGGCGACAGTCCGGACGGGCTGTTCGCCTTGGTGTGCGGCGCTGCAGCCGTTGGGAGTACGTTCGCGCTGAACACGGCGTATGAGGTGACGAGCATGGACAGTGTGCAGGTCCTGGGCTTGACTGAGGAAAACAATGAGGTACTGTGGAAACATCTGTCGGAGTTTTATGACGAGGCCGGCGCCGGAGTGAAGCTCGTGGTTATGGGCGTGAGCCCGACGACAACGATGACGGCACTTCTGGACTATACGAAGACATCAGCAGGAAGCGTGCGCTGGCTCGTGGAGAAGGAGAACGGTGCGCTGCGAGGCGTGGGCGTGGCGAACGTGAACACGCTGTCGAGCGAGACAAGCCAGGAAGGCATAGACAAGGACGTGCTGACAGCTGCTGCAAAAGCGCAGCAACTGGGCGAATGGGCCACGACAGAGCTGTATGCACCGATGGTGACTCTGCTGGAAGGCAGAAACTACACAGAAGCGACGGAGCTGCACGACCTTACAAAGGAAACGTGGGACAGAGTGGGCATCGTGGTGAGCGACACGAAAGCCGGAACGAACGGGGCGTGCATGGGCACGCTGCTTGGACGTGCGGCGAGCGTGAGCGTGCAGCGCAACATTGGCAGGGTGAAGGACGGGAGCCTGAAACCTCTGGAGATGTATGTCGGCGAGAAGAAGACGGAGGAGGCCAGTGAGAGCGTGAGGAAGCTGTACGAGAAGGGCTACATCGTGGCGCGGAAGTATGTGGGCAGGAGCGGCTACTACTGGGCTGACGACAACCTGGCGTGCGACCCTACGGAGGACTATGCGAAGCTGGCGCTGCGAAGAGTGATAGACAAGGCGTACCGCACGGCCTACGACACGCTTCTGGACATGCTTCTGGACGAACTGGAGGTTAACGAGGATGGTACGCTTGACACCGGCGTGGTGAAGAGCTGGCAGCAGACGGTGGAGACAGCGATAAACCGCAAGATGACTGCCAACGGGGAGCTGAGCAGCGGAAGCGACGGCGAGGGCTGCGTGTGCAAGATAGACGAGACGCAGAACGTGCTGGCGACGAGCATGGTGAAGGTGACGCTGAAGGTGCGCCCTTACGGCTATGCGCGTTATGTGGACGTGAACCTGGGATTCCAAGTGACAACAAACGGCTAAAGAAGAAAGGAGGATAAGAATGTTCAATTCAAGAGAGTACGAGTGGAGCGACGTGAACGTGGTGGCTGCGGGCAGACCGTTGACTGGCATAAGGGGCGTGAAATACTCGTCGAAACAGGAGAAGGAAGCGCTGCACGCGAAGGGCAACAAGCCCCACAGCATACAGAGGGGCAACAAGACGTATGACGGCGAGCTGACGGTGACGCAAAGCGAATATGAGGCGATGCGTGCTGCCGGTGGCGGCGACATACTGGACATCAGCATAGACATCGTTGTGGCTTACGGTAACCCGAGCAAGGGTGACGTGATAACGACGGACCTGCTGATGGGTGCGGAGTTTACGGAGGACAACACAGAATGGAAGCAGGGCGACAAATTTCAGGAGAAGTCGCTTCCGTTTATCTTCCTGGACAAGAAGAGCTTGTAGTGAGATAAATAGAGCGTTTGAACAGAGATTGAGAACCATTAAAAAAGAGAAAAATGATTTTTACAAAAGAACAAATTGAGAAGTTAAAGGCTAAGCACGGTGATATATTCTTGATAGAGACGCAGGGCAAGAGCTGCATCATCCGCAAGCCGAACCGCCGTGACTTGAGCTATGTGAGTGTGGAGAAAGACCCCATCAAGATGCAGACAGCGCTACTTAACCAGTTGTGGGTGGAAGGCGATGAGGATATTAAGACCAACGATGACTATTTCTTCGCAGCCTGCAACACACTGGATGAGGTGCTGAAGGTAAAGGAGGCCGAGATAAAAAAACTTTAGAGGAGGCTGAAATCGACGATGCCGGGGCAAGTGATGTTCTCTACCTGAATACACTATTGAGATATTACATGCACATAGACCCAGACACCCTGACCGATGCGGAATGGGCGTGGACTATCCGGTATTTAATAGACATCAGAAAAGAAGAGGCAAAGGCAAATGAATAGTGTACTTAAATTCCTAATCAAGCTGCAGGCTGATCAGGGCAATGTGTTGAGCGTAGCACGCCGCACGTCCGAGCAGCTTGACACTATATCCCGAAAGGCGACATCCGTGGGTACTCGCCTTCGGGAAGCCTTCTCCTTCTCAAATTTTAAGAACTCGCTCTCGTCATTGCCGGGTATGGACTTTCTTATGAACCCGTACACACTGATAGCCTCGGGAGTGGGCGCACTGACTGCCATAGGGGCACAAGCCGAGCAGACTTCTGTGGCATTCAAAACACTGGTAGGCAACGAGACCATGGCCGCAAGGATGTTGAACGACATCAACAAGTTTGCGGCACGTACACCGTATGAACCGCTTGACCTTGAAAACAATGCCAAGATGATGCTTGGCTTTGGCGTTAACACACAGAAAGTAGTGCCGTACTTGAAACAACTCGGCGACATCGCCATGGGCGACAAGCAAAAACTCGGCGGCCTTTCACTCGTGTTCGGACAGGTGGCATCAGCAGGAAAGATGCAGGGGCAGGACTTGATGCAGTTTATCAATGCCGGTTTTAACCCATTGAAGGAACTGCAGAAGATGACTGGCAAAAGTTATGCTGAGCTGCAGGACATGATGAGCAAGGGACAAATAGGATTTGACGCTGTAGCTGCCGCCATAAACCATGCGACGGGTGCCGGTGGCGCTTTTGAGGGAATGTCAGACAAACTCAGCCAGACCGTCAGTGGCAAATTCTCTACCCTGATGGGTAATATCAGACAGTCGGCTGTTGACATGTTCGAGCAACTGAAGCCAATCGTCAGCGGACTCATGGATGTGTTTATGGCCATAGTGCCGCCGATAGCTACCGCATTGTCGAAAATACTGTCAGTTGTGGCTGGTGTCATCAATTTCATCATGCAATGGAAAACAGAACTCGGATACCTCGCTGTGGTTGTCGGTGTCGGTACGATAGCTTTCAATCTTCACACGATAGCCTTGTGGGGAATGGTCGGAGCGATAAAAGTCGTTTCGGCCGTGACAAAGGCATGGGAAGGCGTTCAATGGCTGTTGAATGTAGCCCTCAACGCCAATCCCATCGGTATCGTCATTACGGCGGTGGCTGCTTTGGTGGCCGGTATCGTGTATTGCTGGAACAAATTTGCCGGGTTCCGCGCCTTCCTGCTCACCATGTGGTCGGTGATTAAGGGACTCGGAGGCATCATCAAGGACTACCTGATAGACCGTTTCAAGACCTTGCTCAGTGGCATCGGCAAAATCGGCGATGCCATGGCGAAACTCTTTGACGGAGACTTCAAAGGTGCTTGGAACAGTGCCGTGAAAGGCGTGAAGGACATAACCGGCATATCAAGCACCGAAAAGGCACTCTCTGCGACAAAGCAGCTTGTGAATGGTGTGAAAGACGAGTACGACCGGAACTATGTACGCGAAAGCGCGAAAGACAAGCCGAAGAAGTCTGCAGCCATATCCACACCAGGAGTGAAAGGCAGCGACACCTCATTCTCTTTCGGCTCTGCCACAGACGGGAAAGGAGGCAAAGGCGGTAAGGGAGGCAGCGGCGGACGCAAGACAGCCGAGGCTCTTGCCACCGGCGGCACACGCAACACATCGATAAACATCTCCATTGGCAAGTTTTTCGACAATATCCAGGTAACAATGAACGACAAGAGCGATACGGCAGAGCTGGAGCGTGTGGTGCTCCAGTGCATGAACCGCGCCCTGTCAATAGCAACCAGTACAGACCGATGAGCACGACAAACAAATTCATACTGCAGAACCTTGCGCTGAGGGCAGCGGAACTGACCAAGGTACCGCCCTACTGGCTGTTCCGTGAGAACAATTTCTTCGGCAAGAACCTCGGCTACATTCAAGGTGGCAAGACGATACCCGACAGCTCAGGCTTCGATGTGACAAAAATCACAGAAGAAGAACTTGAGGATATAGTCCGTACAAATGCGCTTGGTGTTCCTATGGTGATGCCGCTGCGTTTCCAACTTGAGGAGGCAGGTGCCGAGGAGTGGCTGTTCCCAGTGGAGCCGATGATAAGCGTCAACGGACAAAATATACTGACGCGTCGCCATGTGTCGAAAGGAAAGGTGAAAGGCAGCATCAAAGAGCGATGGACGCAAGATGACTACACGGTTAGGATAGAAGGCATCCTAATGAGCGAGGATGGCAGCTACCCAGACACTGACGTGACAAGGCTGAAGAACTTCTGCGAGTCGGGACATGTGAAGGCGTTGTGCCCATTGCTGGAGATATTCGGCATCAGCCAACTGGCGATAGAGAGTTGGGACATACCGTTCACTATCGGCAGGACAAACCAGAACTACACCATCCAGGCATACAGCGATGACATCTATAAGCTGCTGTTGAGCCGTGAGGATCTAAACACATAATACAATATGTACACGATGACTTATGACATAACGGTCGGCAACTACCGACTCGGAATGCTCGACAAAGTGGAGATACACAAAAGTGTAGAACTGCTTGCTGACACCGCTACTATAACGCTGCCTGGAGCAGAATATAATGCGGCACTGCAGATTGAGGATAAACTGAAACGTGGTGACAAGGTGTGCATAAAGTTCGGATATGAAGAAACTGGACTTGAAACGGAGTTTGAAGGCTGGCTGCAGCGCATATCCACCGACGGCGGCGACATAAAGCTGATTTGCGAGGACGACCTGTTTCTGTTCAGAAAAGACATACCGAACGAGGTGCTGCAGAAAGTGACGCTGAAAGACCTGCTCGCAAAGGTCGTTGACAGCTGCGGTATCGGTTGCAGTATCGAGTGTTCCTACTCATGGACATACAGCAAGTTCGTGATAAACAATGCCACCGGCTATGATGTTCTGAAGAAAGTTCAAGAGGAAAGCGGTGCCGACATCTATATGCAGGATGGTGTGCTGCACATACACCCACCAGGCGAGAAAGTGGGCGAAGAGCGTTTCTACGACTTCTCGCTGAACGTCGAGGAAGAAAACCTTACCTATCACCGTGCGCAGGACAAACGGCTGCTTGTTGTAGTGAAGGCACTCATGCCCGACGGCACGGTAAAGGAAATCGAGACTGGCACAACAGGCGGTGACAAGATAGTAATCAAGTGTCCGACGAGTGACGAGGCATCGATGAAGGCTCGCGGTGAGCTGGAGGTGAGACGGCGGAGCTTTGACGGTTATGAGGGCAGCATAACGGGATGGCTGGTGCCGATGTGCAAGCCGGGTGACAGCGCTGTGCTGCGTGACCGTGACTATGAGTATAAGGACGGGACGTACTTTGTGGCTGCTGTGACAACGGAGTTCGGCAGGGATGGCGGCAAGAGGAAGGTGACGTTAGGTTTTAAGTTGAGCTAAAAAGAAAGGCGGAAACGGAATGGACGAATACAGAAGGCTGCAAGAACTGCTGAGGGGCGCTGGCGGCGGAAGGGAGACGACGCTGTACCAAGGCGTGGTGAAGAGCGTGGAGGGTCAGACCTGCACGGTGACGGTAGGAAAGGTGGACGTGCCAGGGGTGCGGCTGAAGGCCTCGGAAACGGAGGACGAGGGACGGATGCTGGTGACACCTAAGGTGGGGACAGCGGTGACGATGGGGAGCCTGAGCGGCGACATGGCGGAGCTGGTGGTGGTGCAGGTGGACCATGTGGAGAGGATAGAGGTGAACGGCGGACTGTTGGGCGGACTGGTGAACATAGAGGAGCTGACGGCGAAGATAAACGAGCTGGTGGACGCATTCAACAGCCACACGCACCAGGTGACGGTGGCGCATCCCGGTGGCACGTTTACCACTGTAAAGCCGATGAAGGCGGCGAACCGCTTTGTCCGTGGGGACTATGAGGACGAAACTATAAAGCACTGAGGAGAGGATGAAAGGAATAGAACTGCGATATGACGGCAACGGCAACGTGCTGGAGCCTGCTGTGAGGAACGGCAGTATGGCCGTAGGGGACACGCTGCGGCAGAACCAGGCTTTGCTGTTGACGCTGCACAAGGGGGAGCTGAAAGAGCGTCCGTCGGCAGGCGTGGGGCTGAGCGACATGCTGCTGGACAATGACCCTATATACTGGCGCACGGAGATAAAGGAGCAGCTGGAGATGGACGGGCAGACTGTGGCGAAGGTGAGAATCACGGAGAAGGGTGTGGAGATAGAGGCGAGTTATTAACATAAAAAAAAGGAAAGGAAACTGAATGATGATACTGGAACATTTTATGAACAAGCTGTCGGTGGTGCTGTCGACGGCATGGGGCTGGGCGGTGTGCGTGGGACTGATTGTGGCAAACTTCCTGGCGGGGTATGAGACGATGGTGGGCTTCACGGTGGCTGCAGTGGTGATGGATGCAGCATGGGGCATTGCATCGAGCGTGAAGCAGGGCCGATTTACGAAGAGCGAGCTGATGAGGGACTCGCTGTCGAAGTTGGCGGTGTACGGCTCAGTGATACTGCTGTTCATACTGATAGACAAACTGCTGGGCGTGGGGAACGGGCTGTCGACGAGCGTCATCTGCATCTGCATCATACTGGTGGAGCTATGGAGCACGGCGGCGAGCATGCTGATATGTTTTCCGAACATGCCCTTCCTGCAACTGCTGAAGAAGGCTCTTGTGGGCGAGATAGCGAGCAAACTGAATGTGAAACCCGAGGACGTGGAAGCGGCTCTCGACAAAATGAAGAAGAAATGAGAGATATACGATACATAGCCGTACACTGCACGGCGAGCAGCCAAATGACTACGATAAGGGGGCTGGAGATGGAGTTCAAACGCAAGGGATGGAAGAACCCGGGCTACCACTATGTTGTGAGCGCAGACGGTGTGGTGCACCAGATGCTGAACGAGGAGAGGGTGAGCAACGGTGTGAAGGGCTGGAACTCGAAGCTGATAAACGTGGCGTACATAGGAGGCATAGACGCTACGGGCAAAGCGACAGACAATCGCACGGAGGCGCAGAAGAAAAGTCTGAGGGCGTTGCTGAAACTGCTCAGAAGCAGATATCCAAAGGCGACGATACAGGGACACAGGGACTTTTCGCCCGATCTGAACGGAGACGGAAAGATAACCAGAAACGAGTGGATAAAGGCGTGTCCGTGTTTTGATGCGAAAGTGGAATACAAGGACATCTAAAAACTGTATGACGATGAAAAACTTTTTATGGCTATTGATGGTTATGCTCATGGTGAGCTGTGCCACTACAAGAAAAACGAGCGAGAGCCGTGAGACCCGAGTGGTAAGGGACTCGGTGGCGATAAGGGACTCCATCGTGAGGAGAGACTCTGTGGTGATACGCTACGAGACGAGGGTGAAGGATTCGACGGTGGTGAAGGACTCGACGGTGCTGACGGTGGACCAGGCGGGCAACGTGGTGAAGAGTGAGCATTGGCGCAACACGGAACGTAACCGAGAGCAGAACCATGATACGGCAAGGGAGAGCCAGCATGAGGATGTGCAGCAAGGCGCTGCCGTGCAGACAAACCATGACACGCTGAACCACTGGGCTGAGAAAAGCGAAAAGAGGGGAACTGGTGTACCATGGTATGTGTGGATGACGGGAGGCGTGCTCGTGAGTGGCATAGTGTGGTTTTGCATATTCGGCAGGAAAAAGATGTAAAGCTATGGAGGTGACTGTGAAAGACGGGCAGACGCTGGCGGACATAGCGGTGCAGGAGCACGGAACATGGGAGGCTGCTCTGGACATGGCCATGGAGAACGGCGTGAGCCTTACGGACACACTGGAGGCCGGCAGGACGTTGCGGCTGCCGGAGGGGGTGAAGGAGAACCGTGTGATGAAAAGCTACTGCAAGGCACACGAGGTGAGCCCGGCGACGGCAAGGGACGAGAGCAGCGTAAGGCTACGGATTTTCGGTGAAGAGTTTACGAAGGAATACATGTAACTACAAGAAACAAAGAACATGGCAAGGACAACGGCAGAAATAAAGAAGACGATGACGGATGCCTTTATGGCGGACGCGACGATAAGGGAGCGCTACGGGCTGAAGGCAGGCGCGACGTGGGGCGGGACGTTCTCGGACGTGAGCGTGGAGAATGTGCTTCTGTGGGTGGTGGCCGCCTGCTGCCATGTGGTGGAGGTGCTGACTGAAAGGTGGGCGGCGGACGTGGAGGCACGGATGGCAAGCGCGGTGGTGGCGAGCGTGCCGTGGTACTACAAGGTGGCGAGAGCCTTTCAATACGGCGACGCGCTGGTGCTGGACGAGGCGACACAGCAATACGGATATGCCACGGCGGACGAGGGGAAGCAGGTGGTGAAGTATGTGGCGGTTAGAGACCGTGGCACGAGTGTGGAGATCCTGGCGAGCGGCGAGAAGGGCGGGCTGCCGGAACCGCTTTCGGATGGTGTTTTAACGGCTTTCAAACAGTATATGAACAGGGTGAAGATAGCTGGCGTGGTGCTGACCATACGCTCGCAGAGGGCTGACCGGCTGACGGTGAGAGCCAGGATATGGGTGGACCCGCTGGTGATAGGCACGGACGGAAGGCGCATATCGGACGGGGTGAGAGCCGTGGACGAGGCGATAAAGGCGTATCTGAAGAACATAGTGTATGGCGGCACGTTCAACAAGACGCGGCTGACGGACGCGATACAGGCGGTGGAAGGCGTGGAGGACGTGGAACTGGGCGACTGCCAGTATATGACGGCGACGGGGACGGCGTGGACCACGATAAAGGGAAACAACTATACGGCGGCAGGTGGGAGCCTGACGGTGGAGGGACTTGAAAACTCGATGAGCTATGTGGTGGAAAGTTGACATGGTGAAAATGGCGGTACAGCTGCTGCCGCCGGTGATGAGGGGCGGACTGACGGTGGCTCTGCTGAAGGTGCTGACGCTGCCAGTGAGGCATATATACGAGCAGCTGACGGCATGGCGCAAGAACGCGGACAGGCGGCTGAACACGACGGCCAACGTGATGTATATAGAGAAGGCGCTGAACGACGCCTTTTATCTGAAAGAAAGACAGATAAGGATAGAGAGTACGGAGGCGGATGATATGGTGTTCTGGCACAGGAGCGACGAGATGCAGAAGGATTTATATATGTACCGACGGACGGAGAAGAGCGTTACTCTGAAAAAGAGGGGCGAAAGCTCGTACAAGGACAGCTTTGTGGTGTGGGTGCCGACGTTCCTCTGCACATCGGAGAATACGGAGGAGGACAAATACGGCGGCAGGAATCTGCGAGAGATAAGGAATCTGCTGAGTTATTATAAACCTGCGGGACGAACGTACCGCATAGAACTTTATGACTATGAATAGACTGAAATTCAACGAGGGCGGGCAGCCCGTGTATGTGGATGACCTTGAGACGCTGCAGGAGAACGACACGGCAAGCATGAAACGTCTGCTGGAGACCTTGACGGGCGGCGTGAAGGCGTATCTACTGTCAGATGTATCGGCCGAGGTTGTATCGGCGGACGTGGACAAGAGCACAACGACGGCCAAGATACACGGCGGCGTGGCTGTGGTGGACGGTGAGTTTGTGTCGTGGGATGACACGACCGTAGTGCTGCAGACATGGGCGGACCCGATATACCTCTGCATAAAACGGACAGAGACAGACAACCGAACATTTGAGGACGGGCAGACGAGGGCATGCGCAGTGGAAACGAAGGGCTACATAAGCACGGACAAAAGTGGGGCAACGGAGAGTTACTGCATGTATGACCTGCCGATAATGGCAAAACTGGTGCGCAAGGCCATCGGCGTGAACGACGAGCCAAGCTACAAGCAGCTGAAAGTGACGTTCAGAAACGGATACTCGGGAACTGTGGCGTACAAGGAACTTGCTGATGTCTACCGCTACAAGATAGACATCAGAAGCAACAATGTGGCAGAAATAAAGGGCAGGGTAGATTTATTCTGTTTTGAGGATGCGGCACCAGGGGGCTATGCTTTCAACACCCCGACACGAGCTTTTGTGCAGACGGAGAACGGCGTGCAAGACTTTGATTTGTACGCATTTGAAGGAGAGGTGTGCGCTGCTGTGTCTCTGCCGTTTGACGATGTGAACAGCGCAGCCGGGCTCCCGGTGAAAATAATATTTGACCTACCAAAATAACGATAGCTTATGGAATCGATATACAACCTACAGAAACGCGCCTCGGAGCTGCGAGGCAAGACAGAAACTGACAGCATCAGCCCAGAGGAGGTGGGCGGACTGCATGCCGACACGCTGGCGTACATAGCCGATATGGAGCAGAGCGCGGACGGACTGGGCATACGGAAAGTGTACCAGACGAAGGCGAAGATGGAGGCGGACACGGCCCCCATGGGGACGAACGGCAAGGCGCTGCGCTACGGCCAACTGGTGAGCATATACAACGAGGCTGACAAGACGAGCGCTGAGAATGGCGACATATACGCCTGGCAGAAGCCGGGGTGGCTGAAGATGGGCAACATCGGAAACATTTACGAGCTGAAGGCGAAAATAGAGAAGGAAGCCACCGTACGTGCTGATGCCGATGCAGAACTGCAAAGAAAGATGACTGCCGAGGCAACGACAAGAGAAAGCGCTGATGTGGAAACACGGATGCTTGCTGAGGGAATAGTGGGCAGCATTGATGTGGCAAAGATAGATGCCGTGCCTGGCAGCGTGGCGGAAGCCGTAAGGATGGCGAAGGACACGCTACACTCGCGCTGGACGTTGGTCTACAATGGAATGAATGTGGGTGTAGTGGAGATTTTCTCGGATTCGATGAGACACCAACTGACGGAAGTGCTGACGACGCACTATAGCATGAATACGGAGGGTAAGTTGAACTTCAGTGTACATAATGACAAGGCTATATACAGATACTTCCGCTCGTATAACATAAACTCGGCACACTTGGAGAACGAAAAAGGGACATGGACGGAATGGGCTGAGTATATATCGGATACAGTGAAGAAGTCAATGGCTGGGTTGTCGGGCTTAATAGACAAGGAGAACAAGGCACGCACTGAGGCAGAAGCCGCCCTTGCAGAAGACATTGCCAGCAACACAAATGCGATAACAGAAGAGAGGTCGGCGAGAACCGCAGCCGATGATGAACTTCGTACTGCCATTGAGGAGAAGAGTGGGGGCAACACATACAACGTGACGGAGAAGAAGCCACTGAAGGCGGGCGAATACTACACCTTGGCTACGGCGATAAAAGCTGTGGATGCGAAGGAACGGAAGAGGGGACGTTGCGTAAGCTACGAGACGGAACCGGGAAAATGGGAGACCAAACAGTTTACGGGAACGACAACGGAGAGTTGGGAGGAGACTGCAAGCTGGAGCGACTTCGGTGGTGGTGGCAAGGTGAAGAGTGTGACACTGAATGGTGTGGAGAACAAGGCTGATGATGCTGGTAACATCAGCCTGACAGTGGATGTGCCGGAAGTGGACGCGAGTCTTGACGAGGAGAGCACAAACGCCATACAGAACGGTGTGGTGGCGACAAAGCTGAAGGAGCTGGAGGCGCATACGTTAGGCTCGATAGAGGTGGTTCCTGATGGTGATGACAACTATCTGTATGCTTACGACACGAAGGGTGTGGCGATTGGTACGCCAGCCAAGCTACCTGCGGGTGGCGGCGGTGGCGGCACATCGTCGGCAAGCCGCATACTGGTGACGGCAAAGGTGGCTCCGGCGCTTGTGAAAGAGGGTGGCTCGGCGCTGCTGACCTGGACCTACGACCATGTGAACGCTGAGGGGGAGAGCGACGGTGTGAACGCAACGGTGAGCATCAGCGTGAAGCTGGGCACTACGACGCTCTGGACGCAGGAGCTGCGCAACGTGTCGAGGGGCACTTATACGGCAGACCTCTCGGCATATATGTCGGTGGCGGGAAATGTGGATGTGTATGTGAGGGCTGAATGTACGACCGCTGAGGGCGAGAAGCAGACTAAGCAGGCCTATGCGATGGTGACGGTGGTGGGCATAAAACTGACGTCGGACTATGACATGGGCACAGCGATGCAGAAGGGCGGCTATGAGGACGGGGAGACGATAAGCATCCCGTTCACTCTGACGGGCTCGGGGCGCAGAACGGTGTCGATGTATGTTGACGGCAATGGTGTGCCTACGACCAAGGACGTGAGCAAGTCGGGCACGACTCGCGATGCGTTCACGATAGCTGCCAATACGCTGGCGGCAGGCAGGCACACGGTGCAGCTGGTTGCGGAGAGAGATGGCCTGAAGTCGGACGCGATATGGATAGACCTGCTGAAGGGCGGCGAGAGAAGCCCTTGGGTGGGCATGAAATATGTAAACAAGAACGGCGAGGTGGTGCTTGGGGAGATGCCTCTGCGGGCGCGTCTGTCGGCGCAGCAGTATGAGAGGCTGGAGTTTGAGTATGCGGCATACGACCCGACGGAGGTTCCGGCGGTGGTGACGGAGACGCAGACTTCGCCCACTGGCAAGGAGACGAAGAAGACATACAGCGTGGGCCGCGGTCGGCAGACATATATGGAGCGCTTCATGGAGCAGGGCGAGACGAGACTGAAGCTGGAGTGCGGCAAGGCTGCGCTGGAGGCGGTTGTGGATGTGGCGTCGAGCGGTCTGGACATAGGCGAGGCGACGCAGGGGCTGGAGCTGAAGCTGACCGCTGCTGGACGCTCGAACTCGGAAAGCCCTGAGGCACGAAAGCTGTGGGCCTACGGTGAACATGGTACGACCTTTGAGGGCGTGGACTGGCAGACGAGCGGCTGGGACGGCGAGGCTCTGGTGCTGAAGAACGGTGCGAAGGCAGTGATTGACTTTAAGCCTTTTATGCAAGACGTGAAGCGCGGAGGCATGTCTGTAGAGATAGACATGGAGGTGAACAACGTGTCGGACCGCAGCTCAGTAGTGGTGGACTGCATGGAGAACGATGCGAAGGGTTTCCGCATTACGGCGGACAGCGCCATGCTCTACAGCGGCTCGACGAAGGACCAGGAGGACGAGGAGAACAGAGACCCGGAGACGGGTCTGCCGATCGTGACGAAGACGCCGGTGGGCGTGAAGCAGAACTATGCGGAGAGCAAGCGTGTGCGCTTTGCCTTCAACGTGGGCAAGCGTGCCGACGGCTCGCTCATGGAGTTGTATATGAACGGCGACCGCGTGTCGGCGATGTGCTATCAGGATGACGACAACTTCAAGCAGGACGCTCCGCAGGGTATCAGCATAAGCTCGGACGGTGCTGACGTGAGGGTATTCAAGGTGTTTGCGTATTCGCGCCCTCTGACTGACGACGAGGTGGTGGACAACCATACTGTGGGCAGCGACAATGCGGAGGAGATGGCGGAGCGGTATGCCTACAACGACGTGCTTAACCCGGAGACGGGCGAAATAGACATGGATAAGATAATGGCCAAGGGCAGGGCTGTGATAAAGATCGTGCGCACGGAGGACTCGGGCAGCGGTCTTGACGACGTGAACGCCTGCAAGAACAAGAAGCAGAACTTCCACGTGGATGAGCTGGTGATATACACGTCGTGGGGTGACGTGATACGCTTCACGAACATCATGATGCGTATTCAGGGAACTTCATCGACGAAGTATCCGGTGAAGAACTACCGCTTCTACTGGATGAAGTGCATGAAGGCAGGTCTGGTGCCGGAGATGTGGATAAACGGCGTGAAGCAGGATGTGAACAAACTGCCACTGTTCAAGGGTGACACGAAGCCGTGTAAGGTGAACTGTGCAAAGGCTGACTTCTCGGATTCGTCGATGAAGACGAACACGGGCATGGCAATAGTGTTCAATGACGTGATGAAGGAGATATCGCCTACTCCGCCACAGCAGCAAGACCCGACGATACGCACGGCGATATACGGCTATCCTTGCGACATATTCGCAACGACCAGTTCTGACGACTCGAACCCTACGTACTACGGCCAGTACCAGATGAACAATGACAAGAGTGACTGGTATGATGTGATGGGTCTGACGGACAAGGGGAAGCATATAGCCATAGAGTTCCTGGACAACGGCAAGAAACTGTGTAACTTTCAGGTGGACGATGACCTCGACGCGCAACTGGATGCGGAGTTTGAGAGTTCGCTTGAGTTCAACTATCCGAAGGACACGCTGTGGAGCGGTGCTGATGAGGCTGCGGGCGAGAAGAACGCTTCAGAATACCAGAAGGGGGCTATAAAGAAGCTGTGGAGCTGGGTGAAATCGTGTGTGCCCTCGGGTGCGGACATGACGTACACAGACCTTAAGACATGGAAGTCGGAAAAGTTCAGGAACGAGCTTGGACAGCATCATGATGTGCGGAACATGACTGCATTTTACATCATCGTGACCTATGGCGGCAATGTGGACCAGTTTGTGAAGAACACGATTCATTGCACTTGGGACGGGGATATATGGTGGTGGACTTACTATGACGGTGACACCTGCTTCGGCAAGCGTAATGACTCGCTGCTTGCTTATGCCTACAACATAATGAGGGATTCGTGGGACGCGGAGAAGAAGAAATGGGTGTTTGAGGGTCATGACTCTTGGATGTGGTGCCTGTTTATCGCCAACTTCGAGGCGGAGATAAAGGCTATGGCTGAGGAACTGCGCCGTGTGATGACGAACCAGAAGGTGAAGGGCACGTTTGAGGCTATGCAGAAAAACTGGTCGGCCCGCGAGTATAACAAGTCGGGCGAGATGAAATATATCAAGCCTGAGACAAAAGGCGTGAGAGTGACGGAGAACGGCGTGACGACGGACGGGAACAAGTTCTACTACATGTATGCGCTGAGCGGTACGCGCGAGATGCAACTTGACCACTTCATTACGAACCGCTTCGCTCTGCTTGACGCTAAATTCGGTGTGAGCACTTACCGTGCGGATTCGGCAGGCTTCTATATGGCGCGTGAGGTGTCGGATGCGGCAGACGTGATGCGCATCGTGTCGGGCGATGAATACTACTTCGCTTACGGTCTGTCGGGAAAGGACTATATGGAGGGCGAGACGGGCAGGCTGCTGAGAGGCGAGACGGGCAGGCTCTCGGTGACGGGCAAGCGTGCACTGAACGACCCGATGCTGCTGTTCGGCGCTTCGAAGATCCTGGAGCTTGACCTGACGGGGGCTGCCGGACATCTGCTGAACGGCCTGGAGCTGGGCAACTGCAAGATGATGAGACGACTGGACATCAGCGTGAAGCGGGGGGCACAGCCTTCGACGACTACATGGTGGCTTGTGACGCAGGGATGCAGACAGCTGAGGGAGGTGAACCTGAACGGGCAGACTATGGCGAGAAGCAACCGCCAGGACTCGACATCGCTGGACTTCTCGACGAACACGCTGCTGAGGAGCCTCGACGCGGGCGGCACGAATGTGAAGAGCGTGACTGTGGCCAAGGGTGCTCCGATAGAGAACCTCGTGCTGCCGGCCTCGCTGACGACTCTGCGTCTGGAATATCTGCCGAAACTGAAAGAGGAGGGACTGACCATCGAGGGTACGGCCAATGTGACGAAGCTCGTTATTGACAGCTGTCCTGGCATAGACTGGCAAACACTGTTTGAACGCTGTTCGAACATCGAATATCTGCGTGTGACGGGCATCGACATGGAAGGTGACGGCAACTTGCTGACTTCGCTGATGCGGACGGGCGGCGTGGACGAGGAAGGCGGCAACGTGGACACTTGCCGACTGGTGGGAACATACCGCTTGACGAAATACAAGGGGGACGAGGAGTATGAGGCGCTGAAGGAGCACTTTCCGGAGCTGAACATCGTGCAGCCGGAATATACGATGCTGGAGAGCGACGAGAGCGTGGCAGACGATGCAAATCTCTCGAACTTGGATAACGGCACGGGCTATAAGTACGGCAACGACTACAAGCCAAGCGGCCATGTGGCTGCTATACTGAAGAACCGCCACAGAGTGCTGGCGAAGGTGACAAAGAAGGCGACCACGAGGAACGTGAACATAGCGAATGTCGATACCGTGGTGAACAATCTGGACGGCGAGATGACTTACTTGGAGCTTGACGATACGGACAGCACCAAGTATGCCGACGGAACCCCTGCCAAACTTGACGGCAGCGAGGGTGACCTGATGATGCACGAGCCTTTCTTCTGGAGCAAGGGTGTGAATGACTTCTTGAACAGCAAGAACTACAGCTGCTACAGCTCGAAGGACAAGGATCACATGCCGGCTGTGCCGAATGTGGACGTGTTGACGCTTGATGACATCAAGGCGGTGCAGGGCGGTTACACTAAAGGCAGGAAAGTGATGAGTGGCAGGGACACCATAACAAATGCCATGAGTACGGACAGCTCTTATTCGGTGTGCGTGGTGGATGTGTCGAAGCACAAGCGTGTCCGTTGGCCGAGTGTGCCAGGCACGAACCTTGTGGGCAGCGCATTTGCCGACGTGAACGGCAATGTGGTGAAGAGCGTCGTGGTGCCAACGTTGGGAAACAGATTTGAGGCTGGCATGTATCTCATCAGCGATGTGCCTGAGGGGGCCAAGACTTTGTACTTCTCTATATTGAACACAGCCGAGTTTGACAAGGTGGTGCTGTCCAACAGCAGCAAGATAGAGGATATGGAGCCTGAATGGTTTGCCAACGAGGAGCATCTGTGCGCTGTTGTGGGCAGTTCTGTTGTGGGCAGCAAGCTGCGTGCCTGCATAACGGGCGGAAGCACTACTGCAAGCATGACATGGACGGACTTCCATTATTACAGTGTGCAGAGGGGTATGCAGCAGATTGACGCTCTGATGCACTTCCGCATTGCGAACCTTGCATACGCGAAGTATGGCAGGAGGAACATGCAGGAGCAGTGTGGCGCCGGCTCGCATACGAATATGCGCACGACTGGCGGCACGATGTCGAGAGGCATGCAGGACACTGTGGGCTACGAAGAGGCGAAGGGGATTAATCCGAATGTGACAAACAGTCTGGTGGACGAGAACAGAGTGCACCAATATGCCTGGTATGTGGAGAAGGACGAGTATGGTGCTGCAAAGGTGACGCAGGTGAACAATATCTGCTGCCTGGGCTATGAGGACATCTACGGACACAAGTATGACATGATGGACGGTGTGGACTTGCCGAACACGAGCGGCAATGAGGGCAAGTGGCGCATTTGGATGCCTGACGGCAGCACGGTCATGATAAAGGGTTCTACTTCAAGTGGCTGGATAACGGCTGTGGTACATGGAAAGCTGATGGCTATTGTACCAGCCGGGGCTATGCAGGGTTCGTCGAGTACATACTATTCAGATTATTATTGGATAAGCACAGCCACTGGCCGTGTGGTCTATCGCGGGTACAACAATGCGAACGCGAATGGCGGTGTCTCGAATGCGAATGCGAATAACGATGCCTCGAATGCGAATGCGAATGTCGGCTCGCGCCTGGAAATCTAACTAATCGGCGTACAACGATGGGGACGTGTCCCTAATGTGGAGCCGAGGGAAACGAGCCACAGCAAAAGCACCAATATAAAGGTGGAAAGCTGAAACATCAAGTGTCGGGCAATAGAGTTTGGTAGGTCGGTAACGATTCGAAGAAGTTTGGCCCGGGGAAAGGAAGGCCCTTATCTTCCATCATAAAAAGAAGACCATGCACAGAGAAGGCTATATCATGCAAGAGATAACGTCCTACGGCAATATGTCGGAGGCGTTTGACCGTGTACTGCGTGGGACAAAACGAAAGAGATGCCGTCAAGGACGCTATCTGCTCGCACACCGCGAGGAGGTGATTGCAGAACTGACTGCAAAACTTGCCGACGGTTCCTTTCGACTCGGCAGTTATCATGAACGCATCATCTGTGAGAATGGCAAAGTAAGACACCTGCAGATTATTTCCATGTACGACCGCATCGCAGTGTATGCCGTGATGAACGTGGTGGACCAACATCTGCATAAGCGTTTTATCAGGACGACTGGAGCAAGTATCAAGAAGCGTGGCACACATGATCTCCGCAAGTGCATGCAATTGGACATGGAACGTGACCCCGAAGGCACACGCTACTGCTACGAGTTCGACATCAAGCATTTCTATGACAATACTAAGCCTGAGTTTGTCATGTGGTGCTACCGCAGAGTATTCAAAGACAAGACCCTGCTGTCGCTCCTGGATCATTTTCTTCATCTTCTGCCGGAGGGTATCAGCTTCGGGTTGCGAAGCTCACAGGCTTCTGGCAACCTCTTGTTGTCCGTGTTCCTCGACCATTATCTGAAGGACAAATACGGCATCCGCCATTTCTACCGTTATTGCGATGACGGTAGAGTGCTCTGTGGCAACAAGCAAGAAAATTGGCTGGCACACGGCATTGTACATGAGCAAGTCGAAAAAATTGACCTTGAAATCAAGAAGAACGAAAGGGTATTCCCATCAGCGCAAGGAATCGACTTCTTGGGGTATGTGACATTCAACGGATCATACTCACTACTGCGCAAGCGCGTCAAGAAGAAGTATGCAAGGAAACTACACAAAGTCAAGTCAAGAAAGAGACGGCGAGAACTGATTGCGTCATTCTACGGAATGGCCAAGCACGCTTGCTGCCGAAATTTGTTTTATAAATTAACAGGCAAAAAAATGAAATCATTTAAGGATTTGAATGTCGCTTACAAGCCAGAAGACGGCAAGAAGCGATTTGCGGGTGCGGTGGTAAGCATCCGCGAGTTGGTGAACCTGCCCATCGTGGTAAAAGACTTCGAGGTTGGAGTCAAAACCAGCCAGGGCGAGGATCGCTGTGTCGTGTCCATCGAGCAGAACGGCGAGCCGAAGAAGTTCTTCACCAACAGCGAGGAGATGAAAAATATTCTCCAACAAGTGAGTGAAATGCCCGACGGTTTCCCATTCGAGACTACCATCAAAGCGGAAACATTCGGCAAAGGTAGAACAAAATACGTTTTTAGTTGATGAAAAGAGCACAAGGAAGTTTGGAGGTGAAACTGCTTGAATGCGTGAACCCCATCAAAAACAAGTGGCGCGTTCGTTGGGACGTGCAAGAACATGATGACGGAACTGCTGACTACATGGAGGCAGAACTGACACACAAGCCGACTGACGAGGAAATAAAAGACCTCGTAAGAAAATGGTACAACCAACAAACGGATGCAGCAATATTGTCGGGCTTCAGCTATGAAGGAGCCCCCGTGTGGCTCTCGCAAGAGAACCAGTACAACTATAAGGCTGCATACGATTTGGCCGTCCAGACGGACGGAAAAACGCTGCCAGTGACATTTAAGTTCGGCACTGATGAAAGTCCAGTGTACCGTACGTTTGAAACGCTTGATGAACTTGCAGATTTCTACACGAAAGCCGTTAAGCATATACAAGAGATGCTGGAAAATGGCTGGAAGAATAAAGATGCAATAGATTTGAGCAAGTACAATGCTTAAAAAATCCCTTCGGGGGAGGATGTAAAAAAGCCCCCGGCCTGTTAATATAGACGCCAATCATTTATTAACAACACACCAGTACGATGCGCAACCGGGGGCCTATGCCTCCTGCTGCACCGTACTGGTTTTTTGTTGTTATAAATGATTGGCGATACAAAGGTACATAATTTAGTTGAAAATGAAAGTATTTGAGATATTGAATTTTAACCGCGAGCCGTTAAAAAGGCTACAACAGGCAGGGATACGCATCGAAGATGTAGAATATATAGACTTGTACAACGACTATCGCGTGATGCTCGGTGGTGGCGAAAAGGTCTCATACATTGTGGCAACACTTGCAGATCGCTATCATGTGAGCGAGCGCAAGGTGTACACGCTCATCAAGCGATATGGTCGAGAGTGTAGCACTCAGGTGCTCGGGGGATAAAGCACAAGGCTTTAGAAAACGTGCTGCAAAAGGCTTGCAGTGTGATTTGCTCGTGGTGTTACTTTTTGATGCGGAAGCGTGGTAACTTTGCCGTATCGAAAGTAAAATACGATGAACAAATACTATTTATTATTGGGGAAGGTGCTTGCTGAAGGCAAGACCCAACAGAACAAAAAAGGCAAGATAAAATACTTGCTCAACGAGCAGCTGACGCTCACACCGGCTGACCTGCTCGACATATTTGAGAGCCACGGCATAGCGAGGAAGAAACTGAAAGAAGAGCTGAAACTGTTTATGCAAGGAGAGCGCAATGTGGAGCGATACCGTGAGGCTGGCATAGCTTGGTGGGACTACTGTGGCCAGACATTGGTAAACAGCTATCCGACCTACATGGAGAAACTGCCACCACTTATTGAGCGCATCAACAAGGAGAAACGCAACAGCAAAAACTATGTACTGTTTCTCGGAGCAACGGATGCAGAGAGCAACCAGGCACCGTGCCTGAGCCTTGTGCAGTTTCAAATAGAGGACGGTGCATTGGTTGTGTCTGCATATCAGCGCAGCTCCGATGCAAACCTCGGACTGCCTTCAGACATTTACCACCTTTATCTGATGGCTCGACAGATAGACTTGCCGCTAAAGTCTATCACGCTGAACCTGGCGAATGTACATATCTATGAAAACAACATAAAGCCCACTGAACGACTTCTCGCTGGTGAGGATAATATAAAATTTGAACTGAACGTATGAGAGGGAAAATGCACATGGCAGCACCTCTGCCTTTTGTCGGACAGAAGCGCATGTTTGCAAAGGAGTATATCAAGATTCTGCCCCAGTTCAACGACAAAACAGTGTTTGTGGATTTGTTCGGTGGCAGCGGTTTGCTGTCCCATATAACGAAGCATTTGCGTCCAGAGGCAACTGTGGTATATAACGACTACGACAACTACCGCGAGCGATTGGCACATATACCTCAGACAAATGCGCTGCTCGCTGATTTGCGAGAGATAGTTGGCAATACGCCAAAGCACAAGCGGATAGATGGTGTGATGCGTGAGAAGATGTTTGAACGTTTGAGACATGAGGAGCAAACGGTGGGCTATATTGATTTTATAACCATCTCGGCATCGGTGATGTTTTCGATGAAGTACGAGTTGAGTATCGAGGAGATGGAGAAGCAGACATTGTACAACAATATCCGAAAGAACGACTACCCGACAAGCGAGGACTATCTGGAAGGCTTGACGATTGAATCGTGTGATTATCGTGAACTATACGAAAAGTATAAAGATGAGCCGAATGTAGTATTTATAGTTGACCCTCCATATTTATCAACTGAGGTTGGAACATACAAAATGTACTGGCATTTGTCTGACTATCTTGATGTATTGAATGTGCTCAAAGGAAAGCCATTTGTTTATTTCACATCAGATAAGTCGTCTATCATTGAGCTTTGTGAATGGTTAGGCAAAAATAAAACGCTCGGCAATCCGTTCGAAGGTTGTAAGCGTTTCGAGTTCAATGCGCATGTGAACTTTGATGCTGGTTATAAAGATATGATGCTCGTGAAGTCTAATGCCGCATAATTTGAATATCATTTGAACGCTGTTTGTTTACCGTTCAAAACTATAAAAGCAGCCCGTTTTGGACTGCTTTTTTGTTGTTTTAAAGTGTCGTGTGTGCGAATTTTTTAGAACGTTTCGTTTTTCCCGATTTTTGCACGTTTCGTTTTTCAAATCGAGCACATTTCGTTTTGCCGGATTAAAAAGGCATTTGTTTTTGACGTTATTGCGAGAAAATTATCTAAACGCTCAAAGCGAGGCGGACATGATGGAGATAAAAGGAAATCAGCTTTCTTAACAGGAAAAACTTTATATATGATAGGTTTTAATTTGGGACCACAATTAGCTCTTACGAAAGAGGGGCTTAAAGCGCAGATTACTAAAGGTGAAATTAGCCAGAATACGGATGAAGACAAAATCATGTATACAATTCCTTCTCTTCATGGTTCTAGCGGGTCTCCTATTTTGGACACACAAGGTAAAGTTGTCGCTATTAATTTTGCAGGTTTAGACAAAACACAGAATTTTAATTTTGGAATAAAAGTAGGCCATCTTGTCGATCTCATTCAAGCAATAGAATGATTATGCATAAATATTTTTTCTACATATATGATTAACGCATTAATTCATACTGCTGTCCGTATTCTCATAGGATGGCTACTTATAGAGAGAGTTCCAGCATGGTTGAATATTCGTGGTATTGTTGCTACAATACTTAAAGTTATAGGAGTATTGGTAATTATCAGTGCTTTGCTTGACTGGATTTAACGTAAATGCGCAACTGTCTTTCTTTAACAGACTGACAGTTGCGTTTGTTTTTTACAATTTTCAACAGGTTACTTTTACACCAGCCTTCACATTAATGATAAAAACTTTAGACGATGTGCGCGACACGAATAGCGTATGAGACAATGAAGAAGTATATTATTGTATTGTTGGGAATTATTGGTTGTGTATCCTGTAATGATTCTTCACAAAGTCGTCGTTATATGCCGAGTCAGGGCTATACAGAGGAATCAGCTGATTATGCTGACGATTCTGAGAGTGGACAGCAGGTGCAGTGTCCGATGTGTGGAGGAACGGGTGTGTTTGAGATTATGCCTGGTGATGTGATGGCACCAAAACAAACTTGTACAGGATGTGGCGGAAATGGAATAGTTACAGCTGAAACCGCTCAGCAGATAATGGAGGCGAAGAGACAGGTTGACGCTATGATGGGTGGCGGAGGACCATCTTACGGAGGTGGCGGAGGAAAGAGTGTCTCAGATCTTCAATATGAGCTAAAGAAGGCTTATGAGACTTTGGAGGGTATGGAATATGACAGAGAAATGTGTACCAGCGTGACTCTCCGTCCTCAGTATGACCGTATGATAAGTGAACAGAAACAGAGGATTGCTGAGCTTGAGCGACAGCTCAGCGCAGCATCGTATTGATCATGATAGAAGTTGTGCCCGACACGAATTAAGGGTGAAAAATAATGAAACGATTAGTGCTATTTTTGATATCTTTTTCTTTATTTTTGTGCGCTAATGCACAAATTCGGGATTCGTTCTATGGATGTAAGCTTGGAGTGACAACAAAGAAGCAGGTATTGGATAATCTCAAGCAGTTAGGACATAAATGTCTATATGATAAGGAGAATAAATGTTATTACATTGAAAATGTAACATTTGCAGGAGAACAGTGGGGATCTTGTCATTTTAATTTCTACAAAGATACATTGTATTTTGTTGGTTTTGGTTTAATGTCCGACAAGGAAGATGTTATTGATGTCTACAATCGAAACCTTGAAAATGTTAAAACAAAGTATGACAAGATTGAGGGCAAAATGATAAGTGATACTCAAAACAGTAAACTATGTTTTTTTGATGATGGCATTGTAGTATTGAGTATAGGTTATAATATAGAAGAGGAAAATTACGCTAGTCTGATATATCAAAGTAAAAAACTCATAAAACAGATGGATGAAGATGCATATAATGATATATAGTCTCTTTTCTGTTTGGATGTTTTTCTTAGAAGCATGTTTTATCTAATGTTTAGTGCATGTTAATAGATAAGTTTAGAGGTCTGATTCGTTCGGATTTTGATTGGAAGAAGATACTTATGTATAGTCTTCCAATCGTTTCGTTTATTATAGGCTTGCTGGTGCCTTCGCCGTTGTTCGACAGGCTGAGTAAGGAGGCGGTTGATGAGGAAGAGCTGCAGCTTGTGGAAGTTGCGGGGTTGGTGCTTGCGGACGGTAGTCGTTATGACGGTTCGGTCATTAAAGGCACCAAAACGAGGCAGGGATATGGACGGTTGACCACTGCTGACAGTACTGTGTATGAAGGCAACTGGCGTAATGATGAGTTGCCTTATGGACAACGTACTACGTCTTCTTCTGTTTACAGGGGACGCTTTGACAAGGAACTCAACAATGAAGGTTTCGGAATTATAGAGTATTCTGAAGCATTCATTGATGGGAAGAGAAAGCAAGGGATGGCAGAGTGCGATATTGTACAGACGTACATAGGCAATTGGCACAACAATAACAAGCAAGGATTGGGACGGTCGGTCAAGGTGGACGGTAGCATGGACTTTGGCAGGTATGATAATGGTGTGTTTCAAGCCATACCGGATGTCAACTATCGTGTAGGTGGAAGTGTCTATGGCGTTGACTTTTCTCATTATCAGAAGGATGTTGATTGGGACAACCTGGCCTTGTATTGTGATAAGGACGGCAATGTATACAGTGGTAAGCCTAAGGACAGGAAGTATATGCAACCCGTGTTTTTCGTTTATCTGAAAGCTACGGAAGGTGCCACTATAAAAGACGAAACTTATAGTGTTCGTACAATTGAGGCTGAGCGTCATGGCATACTGAAAGGGGCGTATCATTTCCTGCATTTGGGCAGTCCGATAGAGGAACAGGTAAAGAACTTTGTGGAAACGGCTAACTGGACTCCGGGTGATATGCCTCCTGCTCTTGACATTGAAGTGGTGTCGGAGATAAAGGAGTATGGCAAGGAGTTTTTGGTGGAGAAGACTCTTCAGTGGCTAAGGGAGATTGAGTCTACAATGCATGTTCGTCCGATAATATATACAAGGGAGAATATCCGTAACGAATACCTGAATGATGATCGTCTGAAGAAGTACGACTTCTGGATAGCCAAGTATTCGGAGAAAGGTCCTGCTAATTTCGACTGGCACTTATGGCAGAAAACCGACAAGGGTGTTCTTGAGGGCTATGATGGAGGCAGAATAGATATTAATCTGTTCAAGGGGGATTACGCATCCTTTATAAGATTCATCAACGATAAGACCCTACGTTAG